CCCGCTTCAAGGTGATGGGCAAGGAGTTCCGTCTCATCAATGATGACACCGTAGAGGCTGTCGTCGAAGACCCACGGGGGTATAGCCGCGCATGAATACTCAAGCAGAACAGATCGAGGATGATGACGACTTCGAGGTCGAGATCATCGATGACACTCCAGAGCCTGATCGCGACAAGGCGCGACGCCCTGATGGCGCTGAGCCTGACGTCCCAGAAGACGATGAGATCGCCTCCTACTCCGAATCCGTGCAGAAGCGCATCAAGAAGCTAAAGTACGAGTTTCATGAGGAGCGCCGCGCCAAGGAGGAAGCGTCACGGCTCCGCGAGGAGGCTGTCGCCTTTGCCCAGCGCGAGTACGAGGAAAAGCTTCGGCTTCAGCGTATGCTGCAGGAGGGCGAGGGCGTCCTTGTAAATCAAGCCAAACAGCGCCTTTCCATGCAGCTTGAGAAGGTGAAGGCCGAGTTCAAGGCCGCATACGAGCTTGGTGACGCCGACGCGATGGCCGACGCTCAGGCAAAGATGTCGGAGCTCAAGAACGAGGAGTACCGCATTAACTCCTATCGTCCGCCGCAGCGACAGCAGCCTCAGGCTCAGGCCCCAGCCCCTCAGCCACAAAAGCCGACCGTGCAGCCGCCAAGCGGCAAGGCGCAGGAGTGGGCGCAGAAGAATCCTTGGTTCATGCGTAATGGCGATGAGGACCTCACTGCCCTCGCCATGGGCATGCACGAGAAGCTGGTTCGCTCGGGAGTTGCGCCAGACACGGATCAGTATTATTCTCAGATTGATGGTGCGGTTCGCCGCGCCTTCCCGGAACGGTTTGCCGACGCCTCAGAAGAGGTGAAGCCACAGCGGCGGCAGGCTGGCAACGTGGTGGCCCCAGCTGGACGTACATCCGGCCAAACACCACGCAAGGTGGCACTCACCTCCACTCAGGTCGCACTCGCCAAGCGACTTGGGCTGAGCCCTCAACAATACGCGGCGCAACTCTTGAAGGATGCATCCAATGTCTGAACGTACCCCCAGAGCGCTCACAACTCGTGAAGGCGGAGAACGTCGCAAAGGATGGCAACGCCAATCTCTCCTCCCGACCCCCGAGCCCCGTGACGGCCTTAAATTCCGTTGGGTTCGCACCTCCACACTGGGCAACGAGGACAACAAGAACGTCTCTAGCCGCTTCCGTGAGGGCTACACCCCTTGCTTGGCAAAGGACTTCCCCGAGCTGCACATCATGTCTGACCACAACTCTCGGTTCCCTGAAAACCTAGAGGTCGGCGGACTTCTCCTGTGCAGTATCCCCGTAGAGCTCGCAGAGGAGCGTACTGACGGTCAACTAGATCAGGCCAAGGCCCAGATGGATGCCGTCGATAACAGCTACCTCCGTGAGAGCGATCCCCGAATGCCGGTGCTTCGGCCCGAGCGTTCAACCAAAACCACATTCGGCAGGGGCTAACCCCCTCCGATCACTGAAGGAGAGAACCAATGGGTTCCGTTAATGCACCCTTCGGTCTGCGTGTGACTGGCCGTCTCGACAATGGCTCGCTGGAGGTTTTCCGCCAGTACCCCATCGCCTCGGGACTCGCCGTCAACATCGCCGCCGGAGACATCGTCAACCTCGTTGACAATGGCACCTCGACCACGATCACCAAGCAGACCGCTACCGGCGACACCTCGACCGATATCGCGATGCTCGGCGTGTTTGCTGGCTGCTCGTACACCGACCCCTCGACTGGCCAGATCACGTTCTCGAACATGTGGCCGACCGGGACCGTTGCATCGGACGCTCTGGCGTTCGTCGTCGACGATCCTCAGGCGCTGTACGTCGTGCAGGCTGACGAGGCTATCACCAACTCGCTGGACATCTACGGCAAGAACGCCGCGATTGTTCAGGGTGCGGTGAACACCACGTTCAAAGCCTCGCGAGTCGCACTCGATGCGTCCACCATCGGCACCGATGCCAACCTTCCGCTGCGAATCATCGACTACGTCGGTGGCCCCCGCGGCGACGAAGCTGGCACCTCGTACCCGCTGCTGGTCGTCAAACTCAACTACACGCAGCTCACCGCTGCTGTTGGCGTCTAAGGAGGGCTGACACATGGCTATTTCACGCGCACAGGCCCTTAAAGAACTCCTGCCGGGGCTTAATGCCCTCTTCGGTCTGGAGTACGGCAAGTACGAAAACGAGCATGCCGAGATTTACGAGACTGAAACCTCGGAACGTTCGTTCGAAGAAGAAGTGAAGCTGTCGGGCTTCGGGGCTGCCCCCGTCAAGCCGGAAGGCTCCGCGATCACCTACGACAACGCGCAGGAATCGTTCACTGCTCGTTACAACCACGAGACCGTGGCGATGGGCTTCTCCATCACCGAGGAAGCCATGGAGGACAACCTCTATGACTCCCTGTCGGCTCGCTACACCAAGGCGCTGGCTCGCGCCATGGCGTACACCAAGCAAGTGAAGGCTGCTTCGCTGCTGAACACGGGCTTCACCACGTTCCAGTCGGGCGACGGTGTGACCCTGTTCAACACGGCGCACCCGACCGTTGCTGGCGGCACCAACTCCAACCGCCCGTCGGTTGACGTTGACCTGAACGAGACTGCCCTCGAGCAGGCTGTGATCGACATCGCTGCGTTCAAGGACGAACGTGGCCTGCTGATCGCCGCTCGCCCGCGCAAGCTGATCGTTCCGCCGTCGCTGATGTTCGTGGCCACTCGCCTGCTGGAAACTGAGCTCCGCGTCGGCACCGCTGACAACGACCTCAACGCCCTCAAGTCGAACGGCTCGATCCCGCAAGGCTACCGTGTGAACCACTACCTCACGGACGCTGACGCTTGGTACATCACCACTGACATCCCGAATGGCATGAAGCACTTCGTGCGTACCGCGATGTCCACCTCGATGGACGGCGACTTCGACACTGGCAACGTCCGCTACAAGGCCCGCGAGCGCTACTCGTTTGGCGTGTCGGACCCGCTGGGCATGTACGGCTGCCCGGGCGCTTAATCGCACGGACACCGTTGTGGAGGGGGCGGCTTCGGCTGCCCCCTTTGCTTTTAAAAGTTCATTGGAACTTTTTGCCCCATGATGTACACTGAGCGCAGGGTAACATCAGCCACGCAGACAGGACGCCCGACCTGACGATGCACAGACTGCGCGGCGAATCCTTGTGCAAGGGGTACTGCCATGGCTTCAACAACCTTCTCCGGTCCCGTGACCTCCACCAACGGCTTCGTTGGTTCTGTCACCGGAAACATCACCGGCAACGTCACCGGCAACGTCGCAGGCGACGTGACCGTTACCAGCTTCGTGAAGCTCACCGCCATTGCGACGGCTGCTCTGCCTGCCGCTGCCGCTGGCAACGCTGGTCAGGTTCGCCTCATCAACGACAACGGTGCTGGCAACAACGAGTTTTGCCTCGTCATCTCGACCGGCTCTGCTTGGGTCACTGCTGTCGGCGCAGCCCTCAGCTAATAGGAGGCCCTGATGGCCGACGAATATGACGTAAGCTCTAAACGCCTGACGGGCATTGGTGCGGCTTCAATTGGCCGCGCCCGCATCCGTCAGATCGTCACCACGGTGTCTGGTGCTGGCAGGATCACGCTGACCTCCGGCAACGGCGGAGCGACAAAGATCGACTTGGACTTTGGCGCAGCTGGCACCTATGACATCTTCATCCCCGGGACTGGCGTCCTCTTTGACGCTGACCCCTACATCTCGACAGCCACCAACGTCACGGCTGTGACGTTGTTCTGGTCGTAAGGAGAAATCAATGGCTCGGGAATACTCATCCATCTCTCGGTTTGGGCTTACCGAGCCATTCGAACTTCAGGTGGCTCGCGGCCAAATCTCATGGCACAAGAGCGTCAGCGTCTTCGGGTACAACCCCGACGTCGATACCTCCCGTGTCACCGTCTGGCCGTACACTGGCGTCATCCCTCTCCCTGCAGCAGCCCTGCAGATGAAGGTCAGCTCATCGAGCGCAAACGACACCGCCAACGGCACTGGCGCTCGCACGGTGTATGTAGCTGGCCTTGACGCCAATCACGACGAGATCGAGGAAATTGTCACGCTGAACGGCCAAACGGCTGTCCTCACGACGCAGTCATTCCTTCACATCAACCAAGCGTATGTTGCGACGGCAGGGACAAGCCTCTCCGCCGAGGGCGACATATACTTCGGGGCGGGTACCGTCACCGCTGGCGTCCCGGCCACCGTCTACGACATCATCAAGCTTGACTACAACCAGCGCATCACCGGGAGCTACACGATCCCCGCCGGGTACACTGGATACCTGTCTCAGGGCCTGTTCTCCGCAGGTCAACCCGGTGGCTCGGCTCAGGTCAGTGGTCGCCTCATGATAGTCGGTACTGACGGGGTCCGTCGCACCATCGCCATCACGACGGTCAACAACGGCGCTGCTGACTATGTCTTTGAGTATCCAGAGCGCATCCCGGAAAAAACAACACTGGAGGCCACCGCTCAGGGCAGCTCAAACAACAACGCGGCTTCGGCCATGTTCATTCTTCTGCTGGTGGCAAATGGCTAAGTCACCCGCATGGACCCGCAAGGAAGGCAAGAGCCCAAAGGGTGGGCTCAATGCCAAGGGACGCGCCAGCTACAACAGGGCGAACCCTGACAAGCCGGGGTTGAAAGCCCCGCAGCCAGAGGGCGGCGCTCGCAGAGATAGCTTCTGCGCCCGCATGAAGGGCATGAAGAAGAAGCTCACGTCGGCCAAGACGGCCAATGACCCCAACAGCAGGATCAATAAAAGCCTGCGAGCATGGAAGTGCTGACATGCCACTGAACGCTAAGGGCAAGAAGATCAAGGCCGCGATGGCCAAACAGTATGGCAAGGAGGCCGGTGCTCGCGTCTTCTATGCCGCTGAAAACAAGGGCACCATCAAGGGTGTAAAAAAGGAGAAGAAGAAATGATGGGACGTATGGATATGGGCAAGCAGGTCGCGACAGCTCCGGCATCTCGCGCCGCTGGCATGCCCGGTGCAGAGCGCCGCATGGCAATGCAGGCCATGGCCAAGCCTGTTGTCCGCATGGGCAAGGGCGGCAAGGTTGGCCGCGGTGACGGCTGCTGCATGAAGGGCAAGACCAAAGGGAAGATGTACTGATGGCAAAGAAGCCCGCGAAGGAGGAAGCTCCGGTTTTCACCCCGTGCAATCAGTGCGGCAACCCGGGTGACTGCGCCCGCGCAGCCAAGTGCTCGAAGGGGTTCAAGTAGCCATGGGTCGCACCAACGAGAAGCTGTGGGAGCAGTCCAAGGCGCAAGCCAAGGCCAAGATGGGTGGAAAGCACTCAGCTCGCGCAATGCAGCTCGCTGGTAAAATCTACAAAGAGAAGGGCGGCGGTTACTCTGGCGAGAAGACTGCCGCTCAGAAGTCCTTGTCGAAGTGGGGCAAGGAGGACTGGGGCACAAAGAGCGGCAAGCCGTCCGGCGAGACTGGAGAGCGGTATCTGCCCAAAAAGGCCCGTGACGCCCTGAGCCCTTCGGAGTATGCTGCCACCACCCGAGCCAAGCGCGAGGGGACCGCCAAGGGCAAACAGTTCGTGGCACAGCCAAAACGCATCGCGAAGAAGACCGCGAAATTCAGGGACTAAACCATGCCTGTCATCGTACCTGATCTGCCGGAACTCTTTGAGGAAGCCTTCGAGAGGGCTGGCCTCGAGATGAAATCAGGGTACGACCTGAAGACCGCACGTCGCAGCCTCAACATCATGACGCTAGAGTGGGCCAACCGCGGCCTCAACCTCTTCACCATTGAGTCAGGGACGCAGGTTCTGACGCCCGGTACGGCGACATATACCATGCCGACAGGCACCATTGACCTGATTGAGCATCAACTCCGTACCGGCACTGGAGCGAACCAGACCGACACGTTCCTAGAGCGCATCTCCGTATCGACCTATGCCCAGCAGACCAACAAGCTGATCACTGGAAGGCCGACTCAAATCTTCGTGCAGCGCCTCTCCACGTCCACGCAGGTGACGCTATGGCCGGTGCCTGACGCGACCATGCCGTACACGCTGTTCTACTACCGTTTGAAGGGCATTGACGGCCTTGCCTCTGGTATCGGCTCAGATACGACGATGGTGCCTCCACGCTTCGTCCCTGCGCTTGTAGCGGGCCTTGCCTACTACATCGCGGCCAAGAAGCCCGCGTCTCAGGGCATGATGCCTGCGCTGAAGCAGGAGTACGAGGAGCAGTTCGCCCTTGCGGCTGATGAGGACCGCGACCGCGGCTCTGTGTCGTTCGTGCCAATGAGCCCGTGGAGCTACTGATGGCTTATGCGAAGGGCAGCAAGGCGTTTGGGTTCTGCGACAGGACGGGTCGCAGGTATCCCCTTAGCGACCTTGTCTATGAGTACCAGAACGGCCAGCGCACGGGTTTCCGTGTTGGTCGTGACGTGCGTGACCCGGACCAGCCACAGAACTTCTTGGGCAAGGTCAAGGTGAATGACCCTCAGTCGCTGTACGACCCTCGCCCGGACACGGCCATTTTGGAATCGAATGCGCTGTGGGGGTGGAACCCCATTTGGAATCCCGCGCAGTACATGATATCGTCTGTCGGGAACGTCACCGTAACCACCACGGATGGAGAATAGCATGAAGCCCCCGAAAAGGTCGCCTCGCCCGAAGGCCAACCCGTTTACCCAGAACAAGCGCCCTCGCACCCGCAGCGACAAAGAGGCCGAAGATGAGGCTGATGCTGCAGCTGATCGCGCCATGAAGCACTCGCAGCCCCCGACGCTGGTGTACAAGGCCGCTGGCGGCAAGGTCAAAAAGATGGCCATGGGCGGCATGTGCCGCGGCATGGGGGCCGCTAAGAAGGGCGGCAGCTACAGCAAGGGCGGCTGATAGATGAACTACTCGGAGCTCTCTCAGGCGCTGCAGGATTATTTGGAGACTCAGGAAACGTCCTTTGTCTCCAATATCCCAAATTTTGTCCGACAGGCAGAGCAGCGCATTTATCGCTCGGTACAGATTCCAGAGCTCCGAAAGAACGTCACTGCGTCGACCACGTCTGGCAACCAGTACCTCGCCCGCCCGTCGGACTTCCTGTCCGTGTTCTCTCTTGCCGTCGTTAATGGGTCGGGGGACTACAGCTACCTGTACGACAAGGACGTCAACTTCATCCGTGAGGCCTACCCGTCCTCCTCTACCTCGGGCCTGCCAAAGTACTACGCGCAGTTCGACGGTGATCAGGTTGGGACTGAGGGCAACTTCATCCTCGGTCCCACGCCGAATGGAACATACACCGTTGAGCTTCACTATTACTACGACCCGCCATCCATCGTGGCGACCGGGACGTCGTGGCTTGGAACCAACGCGGAGGCAGCCCTTCTCTACGGCGCTCTTATTGAGGGCTATACGTACCTCAAGGGCGACGCGGACATGCTGAAGCTCTACATGGACCGCTATGCCGAGGCCATGAGTCAGCTGTTTGGCATTGACGTTCGGTCGAAGCGCGATGACTACCGAGATGGCACTATGTCCGGGACGGCAGCCTGATGTTTGTTGGATCGGCAAACCCCGGCTCCGTCAGCGTCATGACCTCTTCAAATGGGGGTCATAGCCCTGAGCAGGTTGCCGAGCTTTGCGTGGACAGGCTGATCAGCGTGTCTGAAAGCGCTCCACCGGAGATCGCGATTCAGGCTAGGGCATTCAGAGAGCAGATGCTGGCGGTCGTGCTCAATTATGTTAAGATGGCCGCAAGAGAGGACCGAGAGTCGGTCATAGCGAAACTCGAGCGGGTCGGCGCGACTGACGTGGCTCAGCAGATCAGGAGACTGTGAGATGGCATTCACCGGGAATTACATGTGCACCTCTTTCAAGGACCAAATCCTTGAGGCCGTGCACGACTTCCGATCCTCGGGAGGCGACGTCTTCAAGATCGCCCTCTACTCGAGCGCAGCGACTTTGGAC